GGTCGGTTCTGATATCGGCGATTGGGATTTTAACTGGATCGGCCTCGAAACCGCCGAGGGGGTGTTGCTGGCGGTGGCCTATGTGCCTATCCAGCAAAAACGCAAAAACATCCCACCACTGCAGATCGGCAACAACATCACCCGCAACTTCCTGGTGGAGTTCAACGGCGCCCAGGCGCTGACCGGTCTGGTGGTCGACGCCAGCACCTGGCAGCACGACTTCACAGTCCGCCTGAACGGTATTGATGAGCGCGAGCGCCTATCCAACCGCGACATCTTCGGACGCGCTTGCTTCCTGGATACGGGCCTGCAGATGGAGCGCAATGGCTTGGGGCTGTATCAGCTCAAGGCAGGTATTGCCTACGTCGAAGGTGTTCGGGTGTTCCTGACTGAGCCCGTCCTGGTGCAGTTGCCGGCACTTCCGGCCAAGGCTTGGCTGGATGTCGCGTTGGTCCGGGTTGGCAGCGACGTGGTGACGAGCTGGACGGTGGTTTTCGGCGCCAATAAGAATGACAGCCAGGATAGCAACGGCGTGCGGCACTACCTGGTGGAGTTGGCCAGCGTGGCGGCGACCACCGAAATTGATGATCTGCGGGCCAGCCAACCGATCGCGGTTGAACTGGTGAAGTACTTCGCCGCCCGTGATGGCGATTATCAAGGCCTACGTGCCCGGTCGACGACCAAGGGCGACGTCGGGCTAAGCAACCTTCCGAACGCCAAAAGCGATGATCCCGCGAGTGATAGCAGCGAAATTCTGGCGACGACCAAGGCGCTCAACGCGCTGCGCAAACTGATTGATGGTGCCCAAGTCGGCCTGATCGGTACTTTCGCTATGGCCACGCCACCCGATGGCTGGTTGCGGGCCAATGGTGCGGCGGTATCGCGCACGGTCTACGCGACGTTGTTCGCCAAGATCGGCACGTTGTACGGCGCCGGCGACGGTGTGAACACCTTCAACCTGCCGGACCCTCGCGGCAAATTCATTCGCCCACTGGATGACGGTCGCGGGATCGATGCGGGGCGAACGCTGGGCAGCGATCAAGCTGACGAGATCCGCAGTCATACCCACGGTGCCAGCTCCGAAGCGTCCGGGTTACACCTTCACGGCGCCTCGACGGATTTTCAAGGTGCGCACAGACACAACGCCCCAGGAACTCCTGGGATCGGACAAGGCGCTAGCGGTCCGGACACCGTTCAACAGTCTGGCGGTTCTAGTGTGACCAGCTTGTCCGATGACCATAACCACAACGTCACCATCGTTGCCGATGGAGACCACATCCACACCATCACGGTAAACGCCACGGGTGGCAATGAAACCCGTCCTCGAAACATCGCCTTCCTTGCCTGCGTTAAATACTGAGAACTGCCATGGAAATTACCAAAGTTGTTTATCAGACCGATGCCTTGGGCATCTTTATTGGTGAGGCTATCGCTGATCGATCGCCGCTTGAGGATGGTGTTTGGCTGATCCCGGGCGGCTGTGTGGAGGTCGCGCCACCGTCGGTACCGGCATTCAAGGCCGCTCGCTGGATGGGCACCAAATGGCAGTTGATCGATTCGTACCAGGGCCTGACCGCATATAACCAGCAAACCCGGGAGCCCATGGTGGTCGACCGTGCCGGCCCAATTCCAGCGGGTTACACGCTGGAGGTGCCGAGTGCGGGTCAGGTATGGGGCGGCAAGCATTGGATCGATGACGTCCCGGCTGTGATCGAGCTGCGCTACAGCGCGCTCGTGGCCGCCATCAATCAGGCCTGCACCCAGCAGATCACAGGTGGTTTCTGGTCCGAGGCCTTAAGCGCTCGCTACTTCTACGACAGCGAGTTGCAGGATCAACTCAATCTGACCGGAATGATCCTGCGCGGTACCGACGGTTTCCTGTCCTGTTCCGACGAGGCCGGCGCCAAAGCTTTTCTGGAACACACCTTCGCCCAGCTGCGTCAGGTCGGCGACGAATTCACCGAGTTGAAGCTGCAGCTGCTGCGCAAGGCAAACAATTTGAAAGCAGCGCTTGCTTCGGCCCGGGCGGCGGGTGATCTGGACGCGTTGAACGCCGTGTCTTGGGGAGCTGACGCCGTATGAACTGGGCGCCCGTGAAAATGCGTTGGCCAGAACAGTCAACCCAGTGGATAGGTGACTTGGCCGAGTCGCAAGGTCTTGCCGCTGTGGAGCTGGAAAGCACCGGTGAGCGCGTTGCCGCCTTGGCATCGATGGTCACTACGTCACCCGGGCCCGTAGGTGCAGCTGCCGAACAGGCCGTAGCGGCCGGTCGTGCAGCACTGGCCGGCGCCTTGGGCGAGGCGCCGTTGTGCTTGGTCGTGACCCCATTCCAGAGCGGAGTCGGGCAGGGCACGGGATATCAGCGTTACCTGTCCGCGCCCAATCTGCTGCAACACATGGGCGCCAAGCTCGAGGATAGCAGTGATGACAATCGCCCAGGGGATCAGCAGTACGCCCTGGTGTTGATGTTTCTGGGCACACGGTACGACCAGTTGGCCACCTCACTGTCAGCGTTCAACAGCATCCTGCCAACTGCTGACCTGCAGCGGGCCCAGCGCCGCGCCCAGCAGTTGTTCGATCTGGAGAGCGATAAATGGGAGCTGCCGACGTCCGGAACGCTGCCTCTGTGGGACAAGTTACCCCTGGATCGGTGCACGGTGACCAAGGTCGCCGGCCAAGCCATATCGGGTCAACTGGCCGCTCTGGAAAGCTACGCGGACAGCAGCCCACTGGGCGATCTGGTGTCGATGGCCACTCGCAAAGCCAATCAGGCCAAGGCGAAGGCAAAGGATCTGGAAGACTTGAAGGCGCAATTTGCTGACAGCTCCGCCGATAGCACCATGCAGGCTCGATTCATTGGCCCTGGCAACGCCACCGAATTGCGCAAACAGTTGCTCGCGGGCGATGCACCTGGTCATGAATGGCCGCTGTCCGCCGGCGTGATGTTGGTCGGTTCGCTGCCTGGCCTGAGCTTCGTTCGGGAGCTGGTCGGCCTATGACAATGCTGCTGAATGGCGAACAGGTGCTGGGTAAAAACCTCAAGGTCAGCGCGAACCTGCGCATCGAAAGTGACGATCTGTCGGGGCAGACCAGCAACACCGAGACCGCTCACAAGGGCTTCAAGCCCAAGACGCTGACCGTCACGGTAACGATCCGCTACTTGGATGCCGCGCAATTGCGTTCGCTGATGAGCCTTGCCGAAGCCACTGAAAGCGGTGGGCAGCTCCGCACCTATCGAGTGGTAAACGACACCGCTGCAGCCTTTGGCGTGCGCCAGGTGCAGTTCTCCGACGGCGTGAGCGCCCGGGAGGACGACATTTTGAGCGCCTGGCGTGTCCAGTTCACGTTGAGTGAAAAACTATCGAACCCGGAACGTGTGGAGAAGCGCCGCGACGGTGCAACCGTCAATCAGCAGGGCGCTAATGGGCAATCTGTTGGTGGGAGCGGCGCCGGTGGTTCCTCCACTGGTTCCTCCAGTAGTGAGCTGACTGGCCTGGAAGCCGTGCTCAAGAAGGTCGACCAGTACATTGGTGGCGAATCATGAGCATGAAGCTGAACAAGGTGCTGACCATCGCCAACACTGTGTACCCGCTGGTCAAGGATGACGTGCGCCTTGAACTGCGCAACCCGGGGCGGGCGTTGTTCACCATCCAGGCAGCGGCACCAGTCAAAGGGCTGGTGATGCTCGACCTTGGTTACAACGACGGCCCGTTGCAGCGCCATTTCATCGGCTACGTCGAGCGCTGCACCCCATCAAACTCGGTTGAGCAGGTCCTGTACTGCCGAGAGCTGGCCGCTGTCCTGGCCAACCCGCTGCCGATGAATCTGCGTCATGCCGATCTGCGCACTGTCCTGGGCGAAATCAACCAGAAGACAGCGCTCACCTTTCGAGTTCCTGACCAGCCCTACGCCAAGGTAAAAGCCCCGTTTTTCTACAGCCTTGCCGCCGGTTATCAGGCGATGGACAGCCTTGCCCAGGTGTTCGGTATCGCCGACTTCATGTGGCAGCAGCAGGGCAATGGCGAAGTGTTCGTGGGGAGCTGGGCAGACAGCTTTTTCGGTACCAAGTCGCCGCTGCAGCTGCCAATCGATCTGTTCGACGACTACCAGGGCAATCAAAGCGCCATGGTCGCGGCCTTACCTGGGCTGAGACCTGGTGCAACCATCAACAACGGCGAGCGGATCACCCAGGTGACCCTTGTCGGCAATCAAATGGCGATCAAATGGAAGAAGTAATCCGCCGTAGCGTTGAGCGCCAGTTTCCTGAGCTGACCGGGGGCTATCACCTGCCGCGTTTTGGCCGCGTGAGCGGCGTGGCCGACGCGCCCGCCGGCGCCGGGATCTGCGACGACTTCCGGCCACGCTTTGCGGTCGATGTTGAAGTACTGGGTCAGGACGGCGAGCCCGACCCTGACTTGCCCATGCTGGCCGGCGTGCCATTACCCATGCCGATGGGCGGGGATGAGATGGGTTTTTTTGCGTTTCCGGCCGAGGGAACCACGGTGGTGCTGGGTTTCGCCTACGGCCTACCGCACAAGCCGTTTATCCAGACGATCCTGCCACACGGGCTCAGCCTGCCCAAGGTGCCCAAGCGGGAGCAGGTCTGGCAGCACAACGATGCGTCTCAGCAGCGTGCGGAGGCTGACGGCAGTTGGTTGCGCACAACCGATGGCCGCATCCGGGACGCATCCAGTGAGCGCGAGGTGCAGAGCCTCAGCAACTCCGAGAAACACCAAAGCACGGTGATCGAGGTCGATGACCATTCGACCGAATCCGTCGGCGGCATCAAGAAAATCGAAGCCCTGGGCTCGCTCAAACTGCTTTCCGGTGGATCGGCCAGCCTGGCGGCGGTTGACGACCTGCACGCGGCCACCGGGCGCGATTACAACCTGGTCGTCGCGCAAAAACTAAACAGCGCCGTGGGTGGAGACCTTCTTGAAGTCATCAAGGGGCACCGGCGCAGCATATCGCCGAAAAACTGGGTCGGTTCGGAAAGCGTGAACCTGTTCCAGATTGTGTGCGACCTGATCGACCTGGTCATCCAGACCAACACCGATATCGCGGGTCATGTGCATGGCCCCAGCCCGGTGCCTACCAATGCGGCGAGCTTCGCCGCACATGCCGGTACCGGCGTACTACTTTCTGGGCAGCTGAAGCCCATCACGGGAGCATGATTTGGAACTGAAGAACTACTTTGCCCAGGACGATCAGGGAAACATCATTCCAGAGGCAACCTGTTACCTGTATCAGCGCGGTACGGAAAGCTCGGCTGAAGGTCTGCGCTCCGTCACTGGGCAGATGCTGCCCAATCCGTTTCAGACCGATTCAACTGGCCTGGTGCAGTTTGCTGCCCCCAATGGTTTGTACGACCTACGGGTGATCAAGGGGAACAGAGATTTCCGACTTCACATCCAGTTCAACGATGTGAACGACACCATGGATGCGGCCGCTGCTGCTGCCAGCCGGTCTGAAGAAGCCCGCGATGCGGTCATGCTGTCCAAGGGGCTGGCCAACTCGATCGCCGAAGGACTCGCCGGCACTGTCAGCGGCGAGCATTTCAGTGTCCTGGCGACGAACTCCAGCGATTACCTGGTGCTGTACAAGAACAATGCCGGTACCGCCGTCGAGGTGAAACGCTACCCCAGCACAGAGGCGGTCAACGCCATGGCCACAGTCGTTGCGCGGGTACCGAAAATCGAGAAACTGGTCGCTACCCGAGTGCCCCGGGGCAAGTTGAAGATCCTTCACGCCGTGAGCGTCGGAGGCCGGCTGCTGGGTTACTACGACCAAAACGGTATTTTTCACTCTCAGCATTCGCACTCGGAGTATCTGGGGGCGTCCGACTTGATCGCCCGTCAGCGCCCGAAGAATCGTCCCCGCAGCCGCAATTTCAAACAACCGTTCCTGATCGCTTCGGGTCAATCGGTGGTCGGGGCATACGGCAGTGAAGATACGATCGTATCGACCCGGCTGACCGCAGTGGAAGCGACAACGAACGCAGCGTCCGCCCGAGTTGAGGCGCTGGAACGAGTCCCGAACCTGGCGCCGCTGCCGCATTGGCTGGCCCGGGATGTCACCGTGGGCAGCGAATCCCAGATCATGGTTCACGACGGCCAGAGCTATCGCCAATTGACGCCGGCAGGCTCGAACTGGAT